AGAGACTGATGAACTAAATGAATGGGGTTCTTCAGACCAAAACATTATGAACGCATCAATTCATCGTGATATGGGTGAACCTGAAACAATGCCAAGTCCTTTTGATGATAGATTAGAATCCGCGGCTCAAGAGGCTGTTGATTTCTATTGGGATGATTGGGAAGAATACGAATCAGACTATCATGGTTTAGTGGATGATGCAAAAAGAAGATATTTGAGAAGTTATTTCCCTGAGTACTATTCTGCTATGGTAAGAATGTTTGAACCCGTTAGAGATGTTGACCCTTACGATGTTGATATTGATTTAGATGGTGAATTGGGTGAAAGTCAAATATCTAATGATTTAGATAAAATGGCGGGTGTTGACCCTAATGAAGACCCAAATCCTGAAGGTAACAAATACGGACCATCGAACTATGGTGTAAATCCTGAAGAAGATAAAAAAATGGATGATGGTATGGGTATCGATGAAGGAAAAAAGAAACCTTCAAAAATGAAAACACCTATTACTACTTTAGGTATGTTTGAAGGTAAAAAGAAAGAAGGTAGGTATAACCCATGGGCGGTTTGTACTTCATCATTAGGATTAGAAGGTAAGAAAAAAGAAGACTACACTAGAAAACAAAAAGATAAGTTTGAGCGTTGTGTTAGTGACGTTAAGACACAAAATGAATCTTTTGAAAAGGGAGTTAGACAAATAGAAGAAAGTATTGTATCTTTGATTAAGAATTACAAGAAACCTACTATGACGAAGAAAGATTTATTGGAAATGTCACCAGGTACTAAAGAAGCACCTGTTAAAACTCCTACACGTACAAAACCTGATAGAAAGAGTCCTTATAAACCAAAACATAAGCCAGCTCCTAAGGCTAGTGGTGAAGTTGAGATACCAAGTTTCCTTAAATTTGACAACTTAAATATTACATTTAGAGATGAGTAAGAACGTAAAAGAACAAATCGAATATGATGGTCCTGAAAGAATGGACCCAGGAATTCAGTCAAAATTAGAGAAGGGTGAGACGCCAATGTCTGATAACCCTGCATTACCTCGTAAAGATGATGATGAATTTGATAATTCATTTGAACAACTTATTGCTTCTAAAAGATTTAAGGATGTTGTTGAAAAGGTAAAAAGATATACTGGTGTTCAAGAGGTCAGTCAAAATCAACTTATGAACTTGCAAATGATGATGATGCAAGCGGTTCAAAAGGTAAAACAGATTGAATCAAACAACGAAGGTTATTTGGAACAATTGGCTGTTGATTTAGTAAAACAAGAAATGTCACTACCTGACGATGCCTTCCAATACGATGTGGAGTTAACATCTATGCCTGGACAAATTGATATGTCGGGTATGAAAACAGACTCAGAAGAATTAGATGATGAAGATGTTGTTGAACAATTCGGTGTTTCTGAAGATGAAGCTGAAGATGATTTAGAAAACTTCATGGCTGCTTTTGAAGTGTTTGATTTAGAAAAGGCTAAAAGACGTTTTATTAACTCACTAATTCAGGGAGCGTCTAAAAAAGGACATTACATGTTCCACTTAGTTGAAGAACAATTAAACACCATTAACCCTGAGTTGTTAAATCTTTATGGTGTGTTAATGTCTATTAATGATTTATTGTATTGGATTTTACCTGACCAAATGGTTATGAACGCAGCACAAAGTGGACAAGGTATGGAAGGTAAAGAAGAAGTTGACGAAACTACTGACCCACCAACAATTAAAGCCAAGGGATTATTCTTCCCTATTTTGGTTCACGAACTTGTGAAGGGTGTATATGAGGTAATGGGTACTCAAGGATTACCTGACGACCCTAAAGCCGCAGATATGGTAATGAGTCAAACAGATACTCTACCTTATGAGATATGGGATTTACGTTTAGGACCTGTTATTTGGGAGAAGTTTACTCAAGCATATCCTGATAAGTTATATGAAGACGATATGAGAGAAATTCAAAATTATTTATTCTCTCGTTTCTCAGCACTTACAACTGAAGAATTTTTTGAGGTTGCTAAGATGATTTTATCAGGTTCAGATGAAGGAAAGAAGATTGTATCCAATATGGTTGATGAAATCATTGAAGAGTTGAAAGCTGAAGATTATGAAGATGCGATGTCTCAATTTGATGATGACGATGAGGACGATGATGATGACGGTCTTGCAGGTTTCTTGGGTGATTTAGGTATTTCTTTATCATAAAATAGAATTATTATGTATAGATGGGTTTATCACGTGAACAAGCTTTATTGGAATATGCCAAATGTGTAAAAGATACTCCTTACGCGTTAAAAACCTATCTACAAACTTACGATAACACTCAATCACAATACGTTCCGTTAGAATTATTTCCTGACCAAATTAATCTTATTAATGATTACGACACTTATGAGGAAAATATCGCCTTAAAGTATCGTCAAGCGGGTGTATCAACAGTTACCGCTGCGTGGTCATCTAAAAAGTTGGTTACCGCCTCTAAAAAGAAACCTGAGAAAATTCTAATCATTGCAAACAAATTGGATACCTCAATGGAGTTTGCAAATAAGGTTAGGTCTTTTGTTGACCAATGGCCAGCATGGTTTGGTATCACATTTTCTGCAGAGAAAAATTCACAACGACATTTCAAACTATCAAATGGATGTGAGGTAAAAGCCGTTGCAACATCAAAAGATGCACTTCGTGGTTATACCCCTACAATCCTTATTTTTGATGAGGCAGCCTTTATTGATGCGGATGATGACTTCTGGTCTGCGTGTATGGCATCACTTTCTACGGGTGGTAAAGTAATTGTAATATCTACCCCTAACGGATTTGACCCTATCTATTATACCATTTACGACCAAGCTTTAAGAGGTATGAACGATTTCAAAATAACTGAAATGTTTTGGTATCGTGACCCTCGTTATGCGAAGGACTTCAAACTCATTAAGTGTAAAGACATAGTTCATTATTTACTAAACCGTGAGGATTATAACGACAGTGAAATCACTATAGATTATTCTAACGTACATCCTCGTGAAAGGAACTATGAGGAGATTAAAGAAAAATTATTAGATGGATACAAAGCTTATTCTTCATGGTTCGAAGGTATGGCTAAGAAACTTAAATTCGATAGAAGAAAAATCGCACAGGAATTGGAATGTAACTTCTTGGGTTCAGGGGATAACGTTATCCCAAATGAAACGATTGAAGTTATTAAAGAAAAATTTATAAGAAAACCCGAAAATAAATTTATGGGAGGTGCATTATGGCAATGGAAAGAACCTGTACAAGGTCATAAATACATTATGGGTATTGACGTTTCTCGTGGTGATAGTGAGGATTTCACGACATTTACAATTATAGACTTTGACGAAAGGGAACAGGTATTGGAATACTTAGGTAAGGTACCACCTGACGTTGTTGCTGAAATTGCATTTAAATGGGCTACAATGTATAACGCATTTATTGTTATTGATATCACTGGTGGTATGGGTGTTTCCACATCACGTAAACTTCAAGAAATGAACTATAAAAATTTATACGTTGAAGGAGTAAACGCCGCTGATAAATGGAAGTATAATCCAAAGGTAAATGAAAAGATACCAGGGTTGAACTTTAACAGTAAACGTGTTCAGATTGTTGCTGCGTTTGAAGAGTCATTAAGACACAACTTTGCAATACGTTCTACAAGACTTTTAAACGAGTTAAATACCTTTGTCTATGTCAATGGTAGACCTGACCACCAAAAGGGTCAACACGATGACCTTATCATGGCAATTGCTATGGCAATTTATGTGGGTGAGAATTCATTTACACAATTAGAGAAAGTTACCGAACAAACTAAAGCCATGATGGAAAGTTGGATGGTTAATGAAACACCAGTTAAGAATACATCTAATGATTTTAATCCAGGTGTACCTGTATTACCTGGTGGGGTTAATCACCATAGGATAAACCGTGAAGCCACGAAACAGGATTATCAAAACAACTCGTGGTTATTTGGAAGATTTTAATTATTTAGTTTAATTCAAATAATGTTACTATTTATCTAAAAAAGGAGCATGGCAGAAAATTATACAATATGGCAACGTCTTACTAAGGTATTCGGTCCCGATTCAACATTGGACCAACAAGCCCCTGTTTTTAAGTTTGATAAGAAAGAACTTTTAAAAACACCGAACAAGCAAGAATACGAAAGGGAGAAGTTACAAGCACAACAAACTTTATATCTTGGTCAACAATGGCAGAAGATTGAGAACAACTTATACACTCAAGCTGTTTATTATGAACCAACAAGACTGGCGTCTTTTTATGATTATGAGAGTATGGAGTATACTCCTGAGATTTCTGCAGCCCTTGACATTTACTCAGAAGAATCAACAACAACAAATGAAGACGGATATGTATTACAAATTTATTCAGAAAGCAAACGAATTAAATCAGTCCTTGCTGACCTATTCAACAATAGACTTGATATCTCTACTAATCTTCCTATGTGGACAAGAAATACTTGTAAATATGGGGATAATTTTGTCTACCTCAAATTAGACCCTGAAAAAGGTGTGATGGGTGCTCAACAATTACCAAACATTGAGATTACTCGTCAAGAAAGAGGTATGAAGATTAAGCCCGAAAGGAATTCATCTGATACTGACAATGACTCACTTAAGTTTTTATGGCAAAATAAAGATTTGGCATTTAATACGTGGGAGGTCGCTCACTTTAGATTATTAGGTGATGACCGTAAACTTCCTTATGGTACATCTATGTTGGAGAAAGGTAGAAGAATTTGGAAACAACTTATCCTTTCTGAAGATGCTATGTTAATCTATAGAACATCGAGAGCACCTGAAAGAAGGGTGTTTAAAGTATTCGTGGGTAACATGGACGATAAAGATGTTGAACCGTATGTACAAAGAGTTGCCAATAAGTTCAAACGTGACCAAATTGCTGACCCAAATAATGGTAATATTGACTTAAGATATAACCAAATGGCGGTAGACCAAGATTACTTTATCCCTGTTCGTGACCCTAACGCTCCAAACCCTATCGACACTTTACCAGGTGCACAGAACTTATCAGAGATTGCCGATATTGAATATATCCAAAAGAAATTATTAACAGCACTTCGTGTACCAAAGGCATTCTTAGGTTTTGAGGAGGTTGTTGGTGACGGTAAAAACTTGGCATTACAAGATATTCGTTTTGCTCGAACAATCAATAGAATTCAAAAATCTATGATACAAGAGTTAAATAAGATTGCCATCATTCACTTATACTTATTAGGTTTTGAAGATGAGTTAAATAACTTTACATTAGGTTTAACTAACCCATCAACTCAAGCAGACTTACTTAAAGTTGAACAGTGGCAAACTAAGATTCAATTATATAGAGATGCGGTTTCTGACCCAGGAAACGGTATTCAACCTGTTTCATCATCATGGGCTAAGAAACACATTCTTGGATTCTCAGATGAAGAAATTAAATTAGACATACAACAACAACGTATTGAGAAAGCAGTTGCTTCTGAACTTGAAAAAACACCTGAAGTTATTTCTAAGACAGGTATCTTTGCAAACATCGATAAGTTATACGGAAACAAACCTGGTGAAGGTGGTGCACCTGAAGGAGAAACTACTGAACCTGCTGACACTGGATTTGGTGGTGGAGGTTCTGACTTCGGAGGTGGTGATTTAGGTGGAGACTTAGGTGGTGATTTAGGTGGAGACTTAGGTGGTGAGGCTGCAGATACTGGTGGTGATATTGGTGGAGCACCTGAAGGTGGTGATACGGGTGGTGATATTACACCTGAAAGTATTAAAGATAAAGACCTTAATTTAATATTGGAAGATGATATGATTAATGGTATAACTGAACTGGACCTATCTAAAGGACGTAAATCTTTGGGTGAAATTGAAGACAAATTGAAAACATTACTAGATGAGTAATATTTATAATAAAAAACATTATGAATAAGTTTGGTCAAATAAAATCTAATATAGAGTCTTTAATGACAGAATCGTATGGTAAATCATCATTTAAAAACCATATGAAATCTTTTAAGAAAAACATTCTTGAAAACAAGAGAATTGCCGAAGCATATTTTCTTTATGATGAACTATCAAAAAACAAAGGTTTATCTAAAGACATTGTTGATGATTATGTAAATGAAAGTATTGAAACTATTAAAAATATTGTTTCTTCAAATACTGAAAAAATCAAAGAGATTAATATGTGGGTTTCTGAAAATGTAAAAACCCAATCTGAAAACAATTACAAAGACATCGATTCAGTTGTTTATGATTCAAGTGTTAAGAATTTAGAGCAAGTATTGGAAAGTAAAAACAGAATTAAAAATACTATTTCAAAACAAGAAGTTACAAAAACAGTATCTGAATCTGTTAATATTCCTTTAAGTTCTATGTTAAAAATTGCAACAAACACATTTAATAGAGAGTTTGGAAATATCTCTGAAGAAGAAAAACAAGAATTAAAAACTCTTTTATCATTGGATAAGAAATCATTAACTGAGGAGATTGAAAAGTCTAAATTAGTAGTTATTGAAAAACTTAATACTAAGTTAAATGAATCTACTGATGATGAACTTACTGAAAAGGTTGAAAAAACTATTGAGAAAATTAATGAATCTGAAGTATCTTTAGTATCACTATATAAGTTAAGACAGTTAGAACAAGGTTTGTAATAATATAATATATAAGTAATAAAAAAGGGTTCAGTCTTCTGAACCCTTTATTTTTTGTATATACTCGGCTTTTTGTTTTTGTTTTCTTCTTTTTTCTGTATCTTTTACATGATACCTATTCTCACGAATATTTTCTAGCTGTTTGGTTTTATAAACCTTATACTTATAGCGTTTTAATGCTCGTTCAATATTCTCGTTTTTTCCTACTTTTATTATAATCATATGTGTCCTTAATATATATAAATATCTTTAATTAGTCAATATTTTGACTACGACCCATTTATTGTTTATAATTTCTGTACAAATAAACTTATATGAGAACAGAAAATATATGAAAAAAGGTAAAACCTCACAACTGAAAGGTTTTGAGAATGCTAAATGTAGTTACGGTACTGTGGATGCTAAAGAATTAAAATCAATCTACATCGTAATACAAAGTTGGGTAGAACCAACACAAGAAATGGAAAATTGGAAAAGAGTGACGGGGATGATGGAAAGAGATATAAAACACCACTTATTAGAAACAGTAGACCCATTAATATTTGAAAAACATAATATTGTAGATTTAGACTTAAGAAGTAGTGGTATTCAAATAGGTAAACGTAGCTTTATGAATTTAGAGATTACTTTATTCATGAAAGAACATATGGAATTCAAATCTATACTATTAAGAGAAAAAATAAAAAGTGTCGTTAAGACAATCTATACCTATCCACTTATGAATTCAAAATACTTCACATTACACAAAACAAAAAAAGAAAAAGTGTGACATATTTATCTTAAAAGGTAAAAAGTGAAAATCTTAATAACAGAGAAACAATTAAAAAGGTTATCCGAAGCAAATACGCTTTTGGATAACCTTAATAATATGATAGACCCATCTAAATTTTCATATGAATATGGGTGGAAAGATTCAATCATTATACCACATCAGGTTTTTATGGAAGGTAGTATAGAAGATGAAGACATTACCGTTCACGTAAATATTGGTAAAGTAATATATGAAGGACAAGACGTAACCAATTTTGCAAACAATTATGTTTTTTGGTCGGGTGAAGGTGATGATAGTGAATTGGCTTATAAATATAAAATGTCTATCGTAGATAAAATAAACAATTTACTAAGAGTTACACCAATTAAAATAACTGAGTGGGACGTTCATTTAGGAATCTAAGATA